CCTAGAAGTTATCGGTGCTGGTAACTCAATTAAATTAACTAGTCCTAACGGTACAGTATTTTCAGTAACAGTTTCTGATGCAGGTGCCTTAGTGGTAGCATAACAAACACAAATATATAATTAAATTAAACATAGAAATATTATGGCTTTAACAATCAACACAGAATTAATAACACCAGATGGTTTTGTATTACCTAGCTCTTATGGAAGAGTTGCAGTAATCGACAATGTAGAAGGTAAATCTTTACAATGCTACGCTGAAATCTTTAAAGATGAAGCAGCATTCGTTGCAGGTGCAGCACCAATTAACTTTGGTAAACTTAAATTAGTAAAACAAGTTGCATATGACAGAGCAGCGGAAGGTAACGATATCTTAGCACTATCACATGTAGTTATCAAAGAGTTATTAGAAACTCAAGAGATTGACGCAACGATAGTACTATAACTGAAACTATATAAGATAGTATAGTATAATAACTATATCTTAAACTGTAAGAGTTTTTTTTAGTTAGAGGTTTGCTTGAACATCCTCGTGCTTTTATTTATTATTTTGTTATTTTGTCTCTTACAAGTTATGAAGTCCAGGGTTCTCCTGGACTTTTTTTTGCTCTTTTTTCAGTTTCAAGAAAATGGCTCAGATTAAATGTATATATAGTTTGTATGAAACTTACCACAGATAAGTGGTATAATACTTATATTAACAAACAAAATAACAAATATTATGAAAGAAGAATGGAAAGTATATGCTGAAGTAGTAGCATCGCAAGCAAAAAGGTGGCCAGACAAATGTGGTCATCACCGAAACCTATGGTGTGTATCTAACCTAGGTAATTTTAAAATCATGTATAACTATAAGGATCAAGAAAAGATTCAAGTTCCCAGTAGGTCAGGTGGTTGGAAAGGTATGTATCTACATATTGCAACTCCAGCTGGTGGATATCGTGAGCATTTCTGCCACAGAATAGTAGCTCTTAACTTTGTTGATAATCCAGATCCAACTACAAAGTTGATAGTACATCACCTTAATGGTAACAAACTAGATAATCGTGCAAGTAATTTAGAGTGGAGTACTTACAAAGAAAACATGGCTTATTACTATGAAGCTAAAAAATTATCTAAGATATACTAATGAAGAAGCAAACGTTCACACAAATACCAGATGAATGGGGTGTTAAGGAATTTGATATGAATTCTAGATTCTTAGTAGCATCTATTCTAAGATGGCAAACAAACGGTAAACAATTTCACATGAAACGTAAAACATTCTGTGAATCAAATGGAATGCCATACCAGCACTTTGATAAGACTCTAAAAAAGATGATAGCTATTGGTATTATAGTACAAGAAAATAGATTAGCTAAAAACATCGGAGTATACAAAGTAGATAGACATCAACTTCAGAAGTGTCTGGCTGACACTACTAACTTTAAAATTAAGAAGTGCAAGCCTGTCACTATAGAAGTGAAGCCCTGTCACTTTAGTAGTGAAGCGGTGTCACCACTAGAAGTGATGGCCTGTCACCACTCTATAACCAAACAAGATACCAAAGAAATAACCAAAGAAAGTATCAAAGTAGCCCAAACTCTAGAAGACAACTTTTTTGATACTATTGATTTAACCGATTACAAATTTAAAAAAACAACATGACTAAAGAACACAAAGCAATGCTAGGTAAACACCTTATAACATTAGGTTATAAGATAACTAAAGACAAAAGCGGTAAATCAATAGATGATGTTATTGATGATATGAAAAATGTATTTGAACAATTAAGATTGTTGAAACGAATGTATGATTCGAATTCTAATATATAATCTATATGAAAAGACAATATAAGATTATGTTACAAGTTCCTGATTTTGTTAATGATAATCAGGATATGTTTGATGATAGAGAGATAGTGTTGATTAGTTTCATAATGACTTTACATAAGCAACCACATGTTAGGGACAGAGATAGAAATACAGTATATAATATGGGAGATAGGGATTTTCAAAATATATTAGGTTGGAAATCCTTCATGACAGATGTTAATCTTAAAGCAGAAGCCTTAAGAACGGTATTTAAAATTGGTAACCATGGATCGCATTGGTCTATTCAATGGCTACCTAGTATGTTTACTAATAAGAAGACTAACAGGGAAACACCTCCAGGCAAACTCGTATATCTTACGGATCCTAGAGCGATTGCAATGCATTTCTATATACAAAGTAGAATAGTATCATCAGAAGTGATGCATGACTATGTAGAAGGTATGGATATGGAAGAACTATATAGAGAACCATTATTGGGTATATCAGAATATAAGTTTTTAAAATTAAGATATGACTTACATCCAACTATATCCGAATGTAGAGATCGATCTTTAGATGCAAAGTAAGACATGGCTTATATTAAAGATAGAGACATATACAAGATAATATACATGCATTATTGCAGGAAGTATGGTAGCCATGCACTAGCCATAGATCAAATGACAGTTGATATAATTGAGTTTGAAGAAAAAGAAATGTATGAACAGTGCGAGATATTACTTGACACTATAAGAAAGTATGAATAATTTTTTAACTAAGAACTACGACGAGATAATCTTAATGTCTAAGAAGATATGCAAATCAAGTCCTGAATCAGAAGATGTAGCTCACTTTGCTATAGCTCAATTCATGGAACACGAAAGAGGGCAAGAGTTAGTAGACTCTAATAGAGCTATGAATTTCTTATCAGGTATTATGTGGCGTAGTTTTAACTCAAGTACAAGTCAATATCATACACTATATCGTCAAAAAGGTAGAGTGCATATGTTTCCTGACAATCACCAACACATTGAACCTGATATAGATTATAATCATGATCAAGATAAGATGATAGAAGTGATCCAGGGTATCTTAGAAGATATGTCTGCAGATACAAAAGAACAATGGTTTAGAGCATGCTTATTTCAAATGTATGTAGATAACCCAAACTACTCTGATATTGCAAGAATAGTAAACATACCGAGAACGAGCATACGTCGAGCGGTAGACGAAGCGAAGGAGCATATACGATTAACCCTTAAAAATATGAATTTAGATTATGAACTATGAATTAATAATTGCAGTAGCCTGTATAGGAGCTGTATTACAAGAAACACCCTTATGGGAACTAATACTAAAGAAGTTTAAAATAGACTTTAAACCATTCAATTGCCCATTGTGTTTAACTTTCTGGGCAAGCATGCCAATCTTCATCTTTACAAACGGATGGAGCTTTATATTTAGTAGTATAGTAGCAGGTGTGTTAGCAGAACTAATTAACAAAGAACTAAGAAGACCATGACCAAAGAACAATACCAATGGTGCCAAGATAATAGAGGCATACTGTACAACAACCATAGCGTACCGAGAGATAAGAAGTATGTGTTATATGAAATACACAATGCTTTAACAGGTTTAAACAAAAAACCTAACGGTTGTGGCAAATGTCAATCAACTGTTATTAATATGGTAAAGTTTCAACTAGAAAAATATGAATCAAGTAATGAAAGAAAAGAAATTTAAAGTAGACGGTATTGAATATACCGTTAAAGCAACAACAGAAGATGGATTAAAAAGAGCAGAGAAAGCTTTTAAGAAATCTATTAAAAGAACTAAACAAACACCAACAGAAGGCCATGGCATTTAAAGGAGGAGATGAAAACATCAATAGAGCTGGCAGAAAACCAGGATCTAAGAACAAGGCAACTAAAGAAATAAGAGAAGCCTACCAAAGATTAACAGAAGATAACCTAGATAATATGAGTACTTGGTTAAGTCAGATAGCAGGAGATGATCCAGCAAAAGCAATGGACTTAATGCTAAGATTATCAGAATACATTATCCCTAAACTTGCAAGACAAGAAGTAGTAGGTAATGATGGTGAAGATCTATTTAAAAATGTTAAGTTCCAGTTCGGACCAGATATTAATGACGACCAAGATAGAATAGAAGAATAGTGCTATATACAGGATTTACACCACATCTTAAACAGAGAGAACTTATACAAGGTATATTAGAATCTAAATCTAAATATCATGTAGCATCTATAGGCCGACAGTTTGGTAAGTCTCTGATGGGCATTAACTTAGCACTCTACTGGTCTATTAACAATGGACCATGCAAGATCCTCTGGGTGTCTCCTGTGTATTCACAAGCAAGTAAAGTACACAAAGAATTGATGTCAGCCATAGGCCACAGTGGCATAGTAAAGAATAATAACTATTCAGCTAACGAGATAGAATTAAAGAATGGTTCTACAATAATATTCAGATCAGCCGAAAGGTATGATAATATTAGGGGTTTAACCTGTGACTATGGTATAATAGATGAAGCAGCATTCATGAAGGATGATGCATGGCAAGAAGCAATCCGTCCAGTATTCGCAGTAAGAGGTAAGAAGATCCTATTCTGTTCAACACCAAAAGGAAAGAACTGGTTCTATAATCTACATCAACTCGGACAAAGCCCAGACTATCCAAACTATATAGCCTATGCTGGCTCAAGTTACGATACACCTTATATAGATAGAGAAGAAATAGAAGATGCCCAAAGAACTATACCA